TGAGCCAATTGATCTTGCGCATCAAAACGCTCTTTGATTTTTGGGATTAAATTTGATTGACCTAAAATGGTTGCTTTGTTGATTTCCTCCTCACGTTTTTTGCTTCTAGCAACTGTTTCTGAGTCATATGTTGCCTGTAGCTGCTTAACTTCCTCAAGAGTTTTAGCACGTGCCTTATATGCTTCATCTTCAAACTTTGAAAGATCTCCAATTGCTTTGGAGGCTGCATCAGGACTAGCACCTAAAATCTTATTCAGTTGATTAAAGTAAGAGTCTTGTTTGGCTAGATGCTGTGACGCTTTCTCTTTGCCTAGTTTCTTGCCTTCATAATCCCAGCCAATCAAGTTTTTCCCAATGATTTTTTCTAGACTTCTATAGTCTAAATCATCATTAAGCAGAGCATTTTTAGATTTGCTGTAGCTTTTGTTGGTCATAACCTCTTGCAACAAAAACTTTGCTTGCGCATCTAGCGCATCTTGCGTTTGTTGGATCTGTCCTTTCTTATCTAAAACGCCCTGCCCCTGTAAAGTTTGCATTAATTTTGTTGAGCGACCCTTTTGCCAAGATATAAATCCTGTATTGGTATAGCCGTTATTCGCATCTTTATGGCTCCCAAACATTGCCTCATTTCTAAAATCATTCTCTCTACCAACTTGTGCTGTTAATACGCGAGCTTGCTTATCTCCTAAACCAGCATTACGGAAGGACTGATATACGCGAAGCATATTTCTTACTTGCTCATTATTCCCTGCGAGCAATACCGCTTGCTTTGTTAGCTCTTTAGTTTGCTTACGCTCGGCATCATTTAGGGCATCCTTTTTATCTTTAAGTACATCAAGGGCCTTTTGAGCTTGTGCAACTAAATCCATCTCCTCTTTAGTGACTATTGCAGTAGTGCCAGGAGGAGCAACAGCCTGTTTAGCTTTTTGCAGTTCAATGATCTTTTTAACAGTTTCTTCACTGTAGCCAAGATTTAATAAAGCCAACTCTTCATTAGAGTTAAGAACTTCAGCACGAAGGCTATCAAAATATCCTTTCTGTGCTTTTGCAGCTTTATCTGCAGCATTCGCATTGCTATTTAGCTCATCAGTATTTCCCTTTACTTGAACAGCAGCATTTTGTGCTTGGTTGCCAGCAAGCTGTACATTAACAGTAAATAATTTCAGTTTCTCCGCAGATAAATTCGCTTTTGACGAGTTCTCATCATACTGCGCGGCTTGCTTTTTAAGGTTTTCATATAGATCTGTAGGTAACTTAATTTTATTTAAGCGCTCAATGGCTTCTGTATAGCTGATAGTTCCTTTACGAGCCTCTTGAGAAATTTTTTCAACTTCCCAATTGCCACGAGCATAGTTTTCGATATCAATTAATGCAGATGCAACTGAACGTGACGATTTGTCTAATGCTTCGTTCTGGGCATTAAACGCTGCCGTTAAATCATCAACTGCCTTTGTTTTATCATTGCCAGCTAATTTCTTTAATGCTTCGTCTGTCTTTTCTGCAACTCGAGCCTGTTCTTCAAGCTTTTTATTAGCTTCAGCTGTGTTGTCTCGCATTAATAAATATCCAGCTGCTAAACTTGCTACTGTAATCCCAATACCAACTGGACCACCAAGTAAACCTAAAAGCCGTGATCCTATCCCTACACTTGCCGCACCAGCTGCTGCTGATCTTGATTGAGCTACAGCCAATGCTTCTTCAGCAAGTGCCAATTCTCTTGTAACTTGAGCCTCAATTTTCTTTAACTCAGCCATACGAGTTAATGTCGCTGTTCTGCCTTTTTCAGTAATTTGAGATTTAAGGCGCTGTACTTCTAGAGCTTTCTCAGCCGCAATAGCAGCTAAAGTTGCTTGAGTATTTGCAACAACTGTTTGAGTGCTAATAACTTGTTGAGCAGCCGCAGCCTTTTCTGCTTGAATTGAAGTGTACTGAGTAATTGTCTGTGAAGCTAATTCCTTAGTTTTTGCTGCAACTGCAACACCAGATGCATAAATTGTAGGGATATAAGTGCCCAGCCAATATGCTCCACCAACCATCATTGCAGATGTTAAAACATCTAAGTTGCTAGCTAAAGTCTGAATTGTGCCCGCAAGGACTTGAGCTGCGCCAGAACCTTTACCTGACTCACCAACAAATTTAGTAATTTCGTTGTTGAGTAGTGTTAAGGATTGCCCAATAGTGATATCAGTTTTTGCAAAGAGTGCATCAACATCTTTTTCTACATTTCTGAGTGCTTTCACAATCTCTTGAGATGTAATTTTCCCTTCTGCAGCTACTGATCGTAATTCACCTACAGTAATACCCATACCTTGAGCGATTGCTTTTGCTAAAGCAGGTGTTTGCTCCATAACGGAGTTCAGCTCTTCACCTCTGAGAGTTCCGCTCGCCAGTGCCTGCCCAAATTGGACTAAAGCTGCATCAGCAGCTTCTGCGCTTGCACCACTAATTGCAACAGCTTTCGATACTGTTTCAGTTAGACGAGCTGTTTCATCCATATTTAAATTGAGCGTTTTCGCATTATCACTAAATCGCTGGTAAACCTGTAATACAGAATTCCATGTCGAATAGGTTTTTTGAGCAATTCGGAAAGTGTCTTCCGTTGCTTTATTTAGTTCAACTTGAGAATTGGTGACTAATTTAAGTCTGTTCTGAAGCCCTGTATAAGTATCCATCTTAGAGATTGCTGCACTCACAGTAACTAATCCTGCCATATATCCAGCAAGTTGACGTGTAGCAACAGATAATGCATCCATTGATTTGGTGGCAAAGTCACCTTTACGCTCAATGCTATCCAATTCATTGCCTAGATTACGCGCATTACGCTCTGCGTTTTGTGCATCAATTACAATGACGAGACGTGATTCTTGTGCCATCTTACTTTCCTCTAGGCAATAAAAAACCCACTCAATGAGTGGGTTGTTAAGGTTGATTTTTGGGTTAGTGTTTTTGCTTAAGATGCGCTCTTGTTCTCGTGATATCTCAATATGCTGGCAACCTTTTGGAACAGATAGCCCACTAAGAATCCATTTAAGATTATCCCGATACCTGTAATAACCATGATTCCTGACCATACGGTCTCGGTGCCATAATAAGTTCTTGGAACTTCAACTCGGCCAAACACAAGTATAAAAATAAATCCAGATATAATACCTAGAACAATTAACCCCCATCCGATGGCATTGCAAACTTCACTTTCTTTCATTGTTTGATATTGTGGTGTGCTCATGCTGTATCTCTTCTTTAATTACCAATTCGAATTTACTTTCTGCTGAGTTTTAATCTTTTCAGCCATATCATCCGATAGAGTATTAATCTTACTAATAATCAGTGGTGTGGACTTCCTACTTTCAGTTATAGGGTAATTTTGTGCAGGCATCATTATTCCAGCACTCATGTGCGATGGAGCGCTATAGGTTAAACCATCATAACCCACGCGCATTTTCCCATCCTTAGTGTCCACTCTTACAGTAAAATCAACACGTTCGTTTCCTGTCATTGCCAAGCACTCCATGCCCGAACAAGGATATCGCATATTGCCCTTTCCAATGATAGTGCCTGATGCCTTATCTTCATATTGAATTACTGCGTTAGCAGAAGCAAAAGCTACAGCGAACCATTGTCTAGCGCCATCATAAATCTGTGCTTGGTTTAATCCATCAATTTGATAAACCTTTTCAAATTTTACAGGCTCTGAGGGTTGTTGGGGAGTTGTCGCACACCCCGCTAAGCCCAATCCAAGAAATCCCGCTAATAAAATCTTTTTCATAATGTAATCCATTTGTTATTAATCTCACACAATTTAACAAATGGACAAAATAATGTCATCAAGAACTTAAAAAGGAAGATTCTCTACTAGTCCATGTGGTCAAGCCAAAATACATCCTCAAAATTTTTACATACACCTGCTTTTTTGAGTTCTTTATATATAAGTAAGGCTGTATCGATCTTGACAGAATGTCCCTGCTCGGCTCTTGTCACATAGTTTGATAGAACTCTGCTACCACTAACAAAACCACACCGCTTTGATAGCTCATAAACCGTTAAGCCTGCTTTTTCACGCAAACAAGCAACATTATTCTTTACTTCCATTGCTGCACCACAAGTTAAATTTTAGAATATTGTAGCACAATAAAAGATAATTACTATTTTTTGTGTTAGCACAACAAAAAGAATTGACACAATAAAAGATATTAAATAAGATGACTTCATCAAGGCTAAAAGCCATGAAAAAGAAAACCCCTTGCAGACGTCGAAATCAGGCAAGGGGTTTATGTCTAAACCAATGGAGATTTAAGACATGTCTAATATAGCACAAATCAACGATACCAAAATATCAATTGTTAACTTCAAATCTGTTCCAGTTGTTACTACAGCAATGCTTGCTGATTTCTATGGAACCGATACAGACAACATCAAACAAAACTATTCTCGAAATAAAGAGCGGTTTGTAGAAGGTAAACACTTCTTCAAAATTATTGGTGAAGAATTGAAAAAATTTGTAGGTGACTTAAAGTCACTTGCAAATTTCCCTGCAATTTCAAATAAAACTCGATCCCTTATCTTATGGACAGAACGAGGGGCTGCTCGTCACGCCAAAATGTTGGATACAGACCAAGCATGGGAAGTTTTTGAGCAACTTGAGGATTGCTATTTTGTCCGTAAAGAGATTTTAGCCAAAACCCACAAAACAGAACGTGAACCTTTAACAAGTGCCGTAAATCTACTTGTGTCTAAAACCAAGCACCTAAACTACAGCGATGCTTATAAGCTAGTTCACCAACGCTTCAATGTTCTGCATATTGATGAAATTCCATATGATGTAATTCCTGTGGCGGTTGAATATGTTCACCACTTGATCGCTATGTACAGCAGAGCTGAGAAGTACAAAGATACTGAACCAAACATTCATACTGTATTGCGAGATAAGGATGTTCAATTCTTGATGTGGTATGTCCCAATTCTTGGCAAGTTCATTAAGAATGAAATCTATCCAGCTTTAACCGCCATTCAAAGTAATTATGCGGGCCGTTTAAGCGGGTTAGCATCTGAAACAGTTTGTCATGCCAATGCTTTAAATCGTAAAGCGATTGGATATGGCCTTACTTTAGAGCATGTTGGGAATAAATCACCGCATGACATTGAATGGTATTTAGCTCATTAATTCATTATCGGGTATTGTTGTAATAACAATACCCCTATGTTTAGAGGTAATTTAACAAACTGATCATTAAATGTCACATAAAGAAAAACCCGCACTTGGCGGGTTCTTAATTCTTTTAAGCTTGCATCTCGTCTTCTTCGAATGGGAGCAAAGGCGTAATCTTTTGCTTCAGCTCCTCAACCTTACTTAATGCTTGAGGTTTGTACTGCTTACCAACCAAACATAATGTTCTTCCAGCATTTGAAGCAATTTCAGTAAACTTCTCAAACTCTAATACAGCTCTGTTGAATTGGTTCATTAATCCAAATGCTGTTTGTCGCAATGCTTTTTCACAGTTAATAAAATAACGTCTTGCAACCCGACCTTGTTCATTGTTTTCAACCATTGACAGCTCTTTAGCCATATCAATAGTTAATATGTATTCTCTTGAAGAACGCCCACCATTAGGTTTTTTGGGGTTTACCAAAAAACTAATATAGTCTTCATTTTCAATAAATTTATAGGTCTTAATCCGTTTTTTTATCCATGTGGCAAACATTTCCCCAGATTTAAGCCACTTATGCAATTCACGTGCATCAACAGAAGGCTGAACCTCTCCGCCAATATCTCTATCAACAACTGGAATTAAAGTTTCTTGGTTAATAAGCATATTCATGACATTAGCCCTCCATTGCCCTTAGAGATTTTGTTCTTATTACTTGCATCAAGAAGTGAGTCAGCGAACCCTTGCATATGGCTTATAGCTATAACTTGTTCGCTAAGCGATTGTATTAACCAGCCAACATCATTGAATGTTCCTAACGGTATTTCTTCATTTGCGTTGGCAAGCAATACACCAATAGCACTTAATCCCTTTAAAACTGGAAGGTTTGCATTTTCCGCAGCGCGTCCTACAGATTTTAGAAAATTTTCTTCATCTGCTGAAACAGAACCGTTTTGATCTGTTACCTTCTCAAGAATCTCAATAGGAATGGTTGGCAGTAGATCGGTAATATCTAGAACCTTGTCTTTATCAAATTCGAATGGTATATTTAACATAGTTATCTGTCCTCTGGGACACAGCTAAACCTTGTACAATCTTGGCGGATGGCAAGGTTTTTTTGTGCCTGTTAAATTTCATGCTTTCGCACTCTCTTTGCTTTGTAAAAATTGTTTAATCGCTTGGTTAACAACATAGGTCAATGAGCGATCTTCCTTTTCTGCAATTTCCTTCAATTTCAAATGATCAGTATCATCAAAAAATCGGATTTTTAATTGCTGTTGATTTTGCTTTGCCATAATAATCTCCACAATAGTACCAAGGAGGTACATTTATAATATGCACCTCCTTGCGACCATTGTCAAGTACCTCCATGGTACTTTATGATCAGTATTTCATTTTTGCGGTATATGGTTTATTTCAATGAGCGAGAATCAAAAAGACCCTCAATACAAACTAAGGTGGTCTGAAGAGTTACGTGACAAGGTGGCTGAATCTGCCAAAGCATATAAGCGCTCAATGAATGCAGACATTATTGCCCGTCTTGAAAGAAGCTTTGAGCAGGAATCAGACTTGTCACCGCTTAATATGCCCCCTGAAGAGTTAGAGGCACGTCTTACCAAAGTTCTAGAAGAACGTGAACAAAATAAAAATAAAGATGCAGAACTCAACATTGAGATTTCATCTGAATCTGAGAAAGACAAAAAGATTCAAAGCCTAGAAGAACAACTCGCTAATTCCATGAAAATGATGGAAATGATTACAGGCATGTTCGAGTCAATGCTTAATGGAACCCAAGATGAATATATGGATAAAGTTTTTAAGAAATATCCAAATGTTAAAAAGTTCTATAATAAGTCTTTAGAAGAGTCTAAAAAGTTAATTGATGATGAACTGGACAAAGATGACCCAGTTAAAGGCTCTTGGTAACCCCCCCATATATTAAAAGCACCTCACGGTGCTTTTTGGCGCAATAAAAAACCACCTAGGGTGGTTTTTAAAACATTAGTATATATCTAATGTGGATACACCTTGTATTCACGATCCAACCATAAAATATGGAAAATATCATTTTCGCGATAACCAACCATTGGAGCTAGTCCGTAAAACCTAAATGAAAGTATTGAGGCATCTTCTGGTACAACATTTGGCACAGCTACATTTAAACTTTTTCTTTCTATTTTCTCATAACCCAAACCATGTCTTGCTTCTTTTGCAATCGTTTTCCATGTCATTTCTCGTCTTTTAAAGATAGCATCAGCTAAAGCCTGCTTTTCTGCAGGCTGACAGTTTGAATAACAGTGGTTTTTCTGAATATACTGCAAAGAGAAAATAATACAGCCCTCTTTTTTTGGAAGGCTGTCAGCAGCTTGTTGGGCAATATTTTTTGTTTTATGTGCAGTAGGCTTCTTTATTTTCATATAAAACCTTAATCTTAAGATTCTAATTGAGTTTCAAAGTAAGCCTTCATATCTTTAATAGAAATTTCATTGTTGCAACCTGGCTCATAGGCATTCTTCCATGGAGCCTCTTCGTGGGTCATATTGCGCAATCTCCATGCAGAGAATTGACCATAAGATTCAATTACCTCATCTAGAAGTTCGCGCTGTGCTTCACTTAGAATTTCTATATTAAAATCTTTTGGCGGAGTAACAATATCATTACCTGCAGCCTTGAAGTGATGATAAACAGATGGAACTACTGGGCCATGCAACCATGCCTCTATGCTCTCTGGGAATAACTCTTTATCAAACATTGCCAAATGAAAGCCCTGACAATAATAAACTAATTTTTGTAGTTTTAATGGAGTGATACCTTCACTGCCTTCAAAGCGATTTTCAAGCCAAAGTATGTAATTAGCCACGTCTAATGCTTTAATTGACATTTAATATCTCCAAAACAAACGGATGAGCAACCAGCCATCCTGAATGTTTTATTCAGATGTGCAAAACCCCTTGGGTTAGGCACAATCTAGATAATAGATGGCGTACAACCAAGGGGACTATGTAAAGTAAAATATTATATATTGACAATCCTGTCAATAAGGAATTTTAACGGGAATGTCAAGGGCATAGGCGTATTATGTAACATCAAGTGCGCTATATCACGTCGCAAAGTCTAAGTTATGTACCGTACGTCAGCACTTAAGTCTTCGTCGTTCGTTGCGTCGCCTTCTTATGCGCCTCATCTAAGAACATATCGTCGAGTGTAAAGATACAGTCATTAAAGATATATCGTTCAACCGGTAAATCATATTGCTCAACATAAGCATTAATTGCTGAGATATCTAACGCCAGAGGAACACCTTGTTCATAGCGTCTAGATCGTGCAATCGTGTTATATGCAGACAGAATTGCATTAGCTACATAAGAATAGTCAGGCTTAGTTAGAACCTTCGTATTCTTAAGGTTTAGAGCTTTTGCGACTGCGCCTTGCTTTTTGCTGTAGTCGCTCGCTTCTTCTTCTGAGCCGAACTTTGCCCACTCGTAGAGGCTGACGACTTTCCCACAACATCATCTCGATATTGATTTGCTTCAGCTTGGATCTTTTCAGATTCAGTGCGGATAAAAGACCAAATAGAAACACCTAAATCGCCCATATTGAGCAACTTAAATGCATTTTCGCCATTGAAAGTAGGCTCTGTTTTTACCAGCTCACCTTCAGGACCTTCTTCAACAAAAACCACGCCTTTCCAGTCTTCAATTAAATGCGAAGCCACTGCTTCTAAAACTAATTCATGAAAGAGTTTATCTTCTGTTGTTGCCTTTGCTACGTCAAAGCCTTTTGATGAGATCTGATTATTTGCTCGTTCAAGTGCCACCTGATAAGGCTTATATCCAATACCACGGATCTTAAACTCAGCAAGTACATTGCCTTCAGTATCTTTGTATTCGCGCCACAAACTGACGTCTTTATTTCTTTGAATATTGACTTCAAGAGCCATGTTATTTCTCCAAAAAAGAAGGCAGCAATTAAGCTGCCAAATCAGTATTAAGGCGTTGCTGGTGTACGGGTAATTGTTGGTGCTTCATCAACTACAGTGTAGTCAAAAGAAGTATTTAAGATGTCGCTTGTACCCCCTGTAGGTAATCCTGCCGTAATTTCAACTTTAGGAATGAATAGCTCATATTCATTACCTTCACTGTCTGTAATTGGCACACGAAGAGAGATATTGGCATTCGTGAATTGTTTAGCGTACATCTCAGAGGTGTTTTGAGACCAAGCTGCTGTAAATGATCCTGTCCCTGCTGCAATCATTTCAAGAATCTTTTTAGGATCAATGCCGCTACCTAAACAGCGTTGAACCTGCATTGAGTTATCCCAATTGAATGTAAAAGCTGTAATACATGAGATACCAGCTTGCGAAACACCATCAATCAAAATATCTCCAACTGAAATGTTAGACATTTTAGGATTGTCATCGGCTGGCGTTGCTGTACCCAATGGAGGAGTAGTTGCACCCAAACGACCTAGAGCCATTAACCCGAAAGTCATGGTGATTAAGCCTTGCTCTGGAATATCAATTCCAAAGGTGTTTACATGACATCCACGGAAAACATGGTAGTCATTAACATCTTCAAAGCCACGTAAAACAGAAAAAGTTTGACGAAGTGTGCCGCCAAAAGTTAAGACATTTGAGGACCAACTATTAAAAGCTGCAGCAGCCATTAAGTCTTGTACAAGTTGGCTATATTTTGCCTCACACTTTAATTCACCAGCATATTCTGCACCGGTAATCATTGATGAGCGAGCAATGCGCCCGCTAGTGATTGATTTAGATTCTTCTTTAGAAACTGTGGCATCTAAGCCATTATCTGTAAATTCAAATGTAGTTCGGGAAAACGGCGTTGGTGTAACACCTACCGTGGTTTCTCTTGCAATTTGTGTTAGCTGACGTGCACCACTCGACATGGCTTATTACTCCTAACTGTAGGCATAAAAAAAGCCACCCGAAGGTGGCCGTTAAATTACTGGCGAAAAAAAACCGCCCGAAGGCGGTATGTTTTGATGAGATAACTAGAGAATTCGTTACTATGCTTTTTGAAGGTCTTCTAATTGGCTTTCGTTAAATTTTTCGCCACATTTTTTACAAACCCAAGTTGGTGACTGACCTATGCATTCATAATTGAAGAGTTCAATATTTTTGTGTCTACATGGAGTTTCATCATCTGTTGCTTCAAATTCTAGAATCTCACCAGTAACAGTTTCAAAATAAATTTTTGACATATCAGTTCACCGTAAATCCAATTGTCACATTGTATTGTTGAAAGTCAGCATCTTTACCAGCATCAATCGATTGACCCTGAAAACATTCTAAATGCTCGAATCTGAAATATTCAAAATGGGAAAGTAACTCAACACTGAGCACAGTTATTTCCTGGTCTCCGGTATTCGGCCTTGCAAAGCATTGGATCAAAATATTACCTGTACGGCGAGTACAAGGCTTATCGGCTAATCCAGCAATGAAACTTGGCCCCCACTTAATTGACAAACTACACCATAAACCTTTATTTGGTACCGTAAAGCCTGGAGCATTTGGATATTTGATTCTCTCTTGAGAAATTCCTGTGAAGCTCATCATACGGTCGACTATTGCTTGTCTAGCTTCCTCTAAAGTCATTGCCATTTAGCCACCATACTTTTGAGTAATGTAAGTAAACGTTGTGCTATAGATGCCTAACGGCGCTTGATCGGACCAACCGTTCTCTAATCGCTCAGCATAGGGCTTGTTGTTTTGAATATAGATCAAACTACCAAGTTTAAATTTCACAGCTTGAATAGCGGCATCTTGCACAGCATTTGTAGAAGGTTCTCTTACCCCATAGTCGCCAGATCCTACAGAAACAATGTGAGAAGCCCGATAAGCTCCAGTATCAACTGGACTTGAAACGACAAGTGATTGCACTGTATCCATGGTGATTTTTTTTACATGTTCATCTGCCTGTTTCTCAACTTCAAAACTAAAGCTGCTCGGCCTTGCTCCCTTCCACCCCATGTTTTTTAACCTCACTTGCTTCGAACATTTCAAAAAGGTCTTGAGCGATCGCTTGTATCGAATACACTTCAAACTCTACACTCGGCTCGCGCTCACCCATTCGCCGTTTTACTATTTGCCAGATATGAACAGCCTCATGTAAAAGCAATCCATAAACTTGTATTTGGTCCTTATCCGCTGTATCACCAATTTGGACAATTGCATAAGCGCCGTCTGAATAAGAACTAACCTGAGCATCTGCCCCCATATCTAAAAATTGATCAGCTTTGCCCATATCTTCAAATAACAAATCCATATGTATTTGATTTCTAGCAAGTGCATATTTGACATGTTGAAACGGTGAAATGTACCACTCAGGAACATAATCAAGATTAATCATTTAAGTCCCTATACTTTTCGAAGCTGACATTTCCAACTTGCACCAATTGGGTCCTGTTTAATATGCATGATTCGAAAGGTACCTTGCGCCGTACTCCATTCATCATCAATCATTGGCTCTTTGGTAACTTCATTCTGCAGCACAATAGCTTTTTTATCTGTTGCCAATACTCCAAGTGTTAAAATCTCATATTGGTTATACGAACCAAACAAAACGCCTCTCCCTTTATAATGCTCAATTACATTTTCAGAAGTATTCGTTTTAGGATTCCACTTTGTGCTTACAACCCGGTCACAAGTAAAAGAATGAACGGCGTCAGCGAGGTCTTCATTAAATGCTTCAGCAATATCTGCTTGGAGTTCATCACGTAAACCCATATCAATTTCTCACTAAAGGAATGGTGAAGAACTTATGCTTTGGCAAATTCTCAGCCCTAATAAGTGCTAAAGCAATCTGTTCAAAGCTTGATAATGAAAAGCTTCCATCTTGATATTCTTTTTCAGACTCTACCGTGTCAGCTTTTACTTTTTTGCGCTTAAGCTCTTGTTCTTTCCCGCTGTAAATCTCGCCCGCCTGAATGCCTTTAATAATTTCGCATGCTGCAAGCTTAAGATTTTCTGTGACTGGATCAGGCACAAACCCAATCTCGTTTTTCATCCAGGTATTAGCCAATAAAACCAAACGAGCTTTATCACCATCCGGTGCAAAGTCAGCTCCTAAGATTGTTTCTGCATCTGCAATGGTGATGAAAGTCATGGTTTATTCCTTAGGTTGATCTTCGGGTTTAGTATTCTTTGGCTCTTGAGCAGGCTTCTGCTTATTTTTGCTTTCCAGATCTGCGATAGTTTTATTTAAGCTTTCAACAGTTTTTTCTAGCTCAGCCGCCTTAATGGCCAATGCATCTCGTTCTTGAGTCACGCCTGATAGTTGAGTTTTTTGGGCTTCAATTTCTGCTGCAAATTTTTCTGACCCTACGAGCGCTTCTTTTAACTGACTGTTTTCTACAGCCAATTCTCGGTTCAACTCACTAATAGCTTCTAATGCATCTGTTTCATCAAATTCATCATTTTCAAAGTCATCGGGCTTAAAAGCTGCATCTAAAATCTTATAGCCTTTACCTTTCAACTCTCGTTTACGCTCTTCACTAACAGGATGTGGTTCGTAAATTACTTTCTGTTCTTTAGACATTTTCAACTCCAAAAAATAAAGCAGCCCGAAGGCTGCCAATTAATTACTGCGCTGCATCTGCAATGGTGATCACACCAGCAGTATGTTTAATGCTAGTTGCTGACTTGTCCCAGTTTGTGCCAGTTGCTAATTCAGCATCACTTGGAGATTTGCCACCATTTGCCTCATCCCATGTGTAGCCTTTAAGACCAACACCAAATGAGTAATCAACCTGTAAAGTCGTTTCAATACGATCTTTACCGTTGGTAGTTTCAATGTTTGATACAACATCACCACCGTCTGACACGATAGCTGCCGCATCCGTCAAAGAAAGCACTTTAAGCTGGTTTGGAGTTCCTGCTGTATATAATGCAGGCGCATCAGTTACTACAACCAACTTGCCAAGAATATCAATTACACGCACATTGCCTGATTGAAACAACTGTTGTGCATTGCTCAAGTTCTTTTCGATGAGCTTGTGATATGCAGTGCCATTCATAACATCAGTGATGATATTTCCAGAATGGTCTCCAAACTTAGCATGAGCGCCATTCATAGCACTATAAGTAAGTCCAGCAGTTGCAGACACATCATTTGTTGCATCTGGTTGGTTTGAAATTGCCGCCACAAGAGCCGCAATTGCTGTGTTGAGTTGGTCTTTAAGCATTAAACTTGCAAAAGTACGAGATGCAACTTCAATACCTTGTGCTGTTGGACGCTGTAACCACGTCATTTGAGAAGGCTCATAGCGAACTGGGCCAATACCACCTGCAACTTTTACGCTTGAGTGCTTAATCTCAGACAAATCTGTGATAGGTGCTGTACCATTTGCAGCATATCGGTCTACACGACGTTGAGCACCATCAAGTGACGCAAAGAATGACTCTTGTAAGAAGTCGCCAGTAAATCCATCTGTGGTTAAACGAATCGCGCCACCAGATGCAGCGTTAAATTTCTGCACCATTTGGGCAAGAGTTTCAATTGTGGCAGGCATGATGTATTCATTGAAAACCTGCATTTGAGATAAAGACATAATTTCTCCAATTACTTATCTAAATTAAATTTTGCTGCAATAGCGGCTTGGCGTTCTTGGATTGTTCCACCCATATTGCCGACATTACTGTTATTTCCCCCGCCACCTTGACCACCGTATCCACCACCAGTGCTTTGATTGCCTTTAAGAATTGAGTCTTTATGTTGGTATCCTCCAACTAATGTTTCTAAAGCCTCATCAAAGTCGGCAACTTCACCATGTTTGGTTCGTGAATAGATCTTTTGACCATCAACGCCATAAGCCACAACCTTCCCATCTTCAATTTTGAAGTTGTTGCCAAATGTCGCTTGAATCATGTCAGCAGGTACTGCAATTTTTTCTTGAATGAACTTTGAACGAGCAAAACCACCACCGATCAGCTCTTTATGTAGTTGAGCCTGAACTGAATCACGCTCTTGAGTAAGTTGCTGAATCTGTGGCTCGTATGATTTTTTCAGTGCTTCAGTAAGCTCTGCTTTAACTTTCTCGATTTCACCTGCATCCACAAGTTTCTTAGCATCAAGATTAGCCATAGTTTCTAGAGCAGCTTTAGCCTTTTCAGGATCCAAGCCCTCAAAGACTTTTAATGATTTCTCAGCGGCCTCTTTTGCTTCACGATGTGTTTTAGCTTCCGCATTCAGTGAACTGATCTTACCTACCGCTTGAGCAGCATCAAAACCAACTTCCTTACCATCATCATGCACATAGATAGGCAATCCGCCTGCATCTAGTTCCGCATATTTCTTACCGTTTACTTCTGTCGTTTTAAGTTTCATTGGTTATCCAACCTTTTCTAAATTAATGAGTTTCCACTCGTTCGCTGTAGGCATCCGCTTTCAGCAGACAATAAAAAAGCACCCGAAGGTGCTAAGGTTTGAATTAGGTTTAATACTGGGTACATGCTTTAGGCTGTTTAAAGCTATAGCCAGAAATCGCCATATATCTTGGAACTATCTTCCGAACAAAAGGCAATAAAATAAGGTTTGTACCAAGTATGTACTGTGCCTCAGTCATAGTTATCTGTTTCATAATCCCAACCTCTTAAACATTTCTTCATCAAGCTTTTTGAGTTCAGCAAGTGTGAATGGCTGACCAGTTAAAGGGTCTACAAACTTATCCAAAGAATATTTACCCTCTTTGAATAGCTTGTATCGTGATGGACCTAGCCACTGTTGTTGAAAGGCTACAGATTGCCCATCAAACCAGTTTTTAAAAGATGTATTGGAATCAACAGTGTTAATTTCCCCTGCCTCTCCCACTTTAGAATTGAAGGGTCGTTTGCCTATGGTTGTACCTTCTTTATTCGTAACTGGAAGAATAATGCTTCTACAATTTGGATGAAGTGGTGGAGTGGGATGTGGTTCATCTGCTTTGTAAACAGCACCATCCAAACTTGCACATTGCTTGCTTGTTCGACTATCCAGAGTAGCCACAAACTTCACATATGAAACGTCCAATACCTTGTAAGTATCAAGCATAGCCTGATTAGAAACATGGCTTCTAGCCGTTCTCACCATGGTGGAAATACTGGACCTTGATTGCTCCAATATCCCATCTTGATAATTTAGAGCCTTCTTGCCTTTAATTCGATGAATGATTTGCTGGTTCGTTTGACTTTGAGAGAGCCCATCACGGATAACTTGCTCAACCCTTGTTTTGGCATCATCAGCAATCTTATTGAAGAGATAGTCTAGCAATACCCCGCCTGACATAGGCTGCTTCTTGATCTTGCTGTATAAGGTCTTAGCATTTGGTTCCTTGATTTTCTCTCCAAGAATTCGAGCTTGATACATTGCCTCATTCACGGCTAACGCTGATGCCGAAACGGTAAATGCCTCTGGAATCGTTGTAAGTAAAGATGATTGCCACGCTTGAATACTTGCTCGAATCTCTTTAAGAGCTGGTGTTGTGTACTGACCCGCCATCAATGCTGACTTTTCAGCTTCTGACAATTCATCTAGCAAATCTCTTAATTGGCTTAACATCTCATTTGATAAAGAGTCAAATTGGATTAAAAGTGAATTAATTTCGCTTGATGAAAGTCTGTAAAGATAGGCTTGATGCTGAACCAGATTATTGAACAGATCCTGTTGGATTATTTGATCCATTGTTTGCACCATTCATGTTATAAGCAGGCATTGGGCTATTCATTTGCTCTTCTTCAAGCATGTCTTGAATCTCTTCATATGAATAATCAGGGAACTCACCCGTTTGCTGATATTCATGCCAAACTTTAAATGGATACTTACCAGCAACACATGCCTCATAAAGCTGCTTAGAGCGCTCGTTGTCAAACTGAGGCTTACTAAATTCTTTCGAGATTTCAAATACCAACTCTTCTGGAAGAATTGAATCCACATTAGGCATAGCAAATTTTGCACACCAACGTAGAGCTTGAGTTATTGCTGCACTGATATTTACAGTACAAAGAGATAGTACAGAATGCTGTACAGCATCGTCATTGTTTGCTTCAGTAGCAGTCTTATTTGCTGAGCCAGCCTGAACCAATCGAGCACCTAATTCTTTCATCTGCTCCCATTTCTTTTCCATGGCAGTTTGTGAAAGCGTGTTGGGGTTAGCTTGTGCAAACCCTAATTTCACAGGAAATGCGTTCTTACACCCGATATACAAACCATCTTTTTTAATGAGTTCGTACATGGCTGTATCAACATTTTCCATGAAGAACTGAGGCTGACCAACAAAGTAAACTGACTCTTGGAAATCAGCGCTATCAATATAATGAGCCAAATTCAAATCAGCCAATTCAAGTAATGGTGCGCTTTCTATTACTGGCGTATTGTCAATAGCACCAACAAAAGTGAATGGAATGTAATCCCATTGCTTGCCGTTGTAATCCGTTGGAATTGTCTTTGGCTCTTCAGTTAGAGCGCCATCAGAGTTTTGCTTGTACACTTGGATAGTAAAGACAAATCGGCCTTCTATTTCCTCTAAGCGCAGAACTCGAAACTGATCTTTTTTCTCGAACTTGAAACCACCTTGAGTTCTGCTGGAAACTTCCTCATGAATTACAACAAGTGAGAGTTTTTGCTGATTACCTATAATAATCGTATCCCAATTGATAACAGACTTAGCAGGAAGTACATGAATCATTGGAAAAGCTTGTTTACTATAGTCTTCAGCTCTAACTTTTGATGGGGTTACACTTGGGTAATCCACATATAAAGCGCATCGATAAGTTTTTAATACATGACGTAATGATGCCTGAGCGATCTGATAAATTCCGACTCCCTGCCCATTAGCATTTCGTTCTAGATATTCAAGATCATCGGGTCTTTGAAAGTTTGGTAAGCGTGAAAAAGCGCCACCAATAAGACTCCCCAACGTCTTACCAGTGACCCCATAAAATACTGCATGTTCCAAATATGAATCGTATGCAGCCATAGCCTCTGCTGAACTGTCTTGCCTGTTATGTCGCGGCAAATACTTTTCTTTAGCAGCCTTAACTTTATGCTGACCCTCACAAACGTCTTCTACTTTGCTCCATAGATCAACGTTCTTTAAGTAATCAGGATGCTTAGTAGTAACGTCTGTCATCTTGCAAATCCTAGTTTTAATGAAGTAACTGGTCTGATAATAGGAAACCGCTTAGCTAAAGGATATCCTCCAGCATCTCCAACATGGTCCAAGCCTGATTTCTTATCTGGCATTCCAAAATCGTCATAAACTTGCTGCTCAAAAGTCTCTGTGAGTCTTGGGCATTTATTGGTATTTACTAATAATGAACGCTCACCTTCGCCATTTAAGATCAGGGCATTCACTGCATTAATACGGTCTTTAATGTTCGGGTTTGTAGAATTGACCTCTACCCTCAAGCCTTTTTGTCTAAGGATTGCATGATCAGATTCGCTCCTCTTTTTCGATGAAGTAGCTTGGCCTGCCGCATCAGGGATAATTGTCATCTCATGGTTTGGGAACTTTTCAATTAATAGATCGGCCATGGTTGGCGTATCACGTACACCTACCAACTCATCTAAAGCTCTTGGCTTGCCATCTCGAATGACATAAACCACAGCAGCCATTTTCAAGACGTTAAAGTCCATACCAATGAGCAAAGCCTCATTAGGTCTAATTTCTTCATCTGTGTGGTTTAAGGTTCGGTCGAAGTCTGGATAAACTGCCCCGCTCGTCAAGTTAACAAACTGGCCTTTTAAGTAAGCAGAAATCAACTGAGGTGGGTAAGATTCAAACAATGATGCAATGTAGTCATCAGGAAGATTTGCTTCATTGTCATATGTTGAAGCCTGAATCATTCCATATAGTGCACGTTTAGCATCACTTAGGTTTGCTTCCTTAACAAACTGTTCATGAGTGAACTTAAAGCCCTCTGGCGTTGTTGCAACATCAATACCGTTCAACAAACCAGCTTGTTTATATCGCATACGAGCAATGATCTTCCGCCAAGCTTGTTGAGCCTTGACCTTTGTCATCACATCAAGCTCATCAATCAAAGCATGACCAATTTTAAAACCTACAATAGTGTTGGGCTTTTCCATTGATCGGCAAATAATTGTGCTTCGATATTGGCGGCCATAGTAAAGATCAACTTCTTTGTTCGATTCATAGATCTTTGTCTTTAATCCCCAATCGAAAGCAACTTCATCAATCGTAGGAAAAAAAATATCCCGGATCTGCGGATACGTTGGAGCGAAGTAACCCAACGGCACCTTTGGAAATGACCAAGATTTATCACAAAGACTTGAACAACCTACCCAAGTTTTACCTGAACCAAACCCTGCAACAAAAGCTCTAAACTTATTTGGCAATTGGAGAAAGTTAGCCTGAGGCACATTCAGTGTTGGATTGATGTTCGGCATCTTTTTTACTCGCATCTACAACATGAATAGTCACCTGCACTGGGGTTACATCTTCATCTTCTTCTGGATTAAGTTCTTTTTGGAGTTTCGCTATTTCAAGCTCTTGTTTCTTCACTTGAAGTTCGCTTATCTTATCCAATCCAAGCAACTTAGCTTTACCCATTGTTGCTGCAACTGCCGCAGACACCTGAACCCGCTCTCCTTCAAATGCTGCTTTGCGTGCTTCTTCTAATTCTTGAAGCAAGTCGTCTACAGTCAAATTATGGCGGGTTTGATGTTCCTTTCTAATTAGCTCAAGCCTTGTGGTAATCTTGGGGTTCTCAAGTAATCTTTTAGCCTCACGGTTGACCGTGTTTTCATTCATTGAATCCGCATCGTAGGCTTGTCGATACGCCTCCGAAGCGTTCCCCAATTCGATAAACAATTGGCAAAAGTTCTCTTGCTTCGGAGTTAGTTTTAACTCCGCCATAAATCTCACCCATTAAAAAACCGCCACTTGGGCGGTCATAACTACTTCACAATTTCCAACTTTTCCAAGAACCGATCTAGCTCTTCCTCAGAATTAAACTCTAGATCTAGGATGTCATTGGAGGTTAAAGTTAAAACTAACTTATAAAAATCTCTATGAGCAAATTTATTGTTTTCTGATGTAGCCTTTTTCACTTTTACCACATGATTTAAATTAATGTATTCGGATTTATGCTGAACAAACATTATTTTTCCTTTATTAGTAATGATTAAAGAAAAAACAATATATCTTAGCTGCTTAACTATTCCAACACATACTTAAGGTCATCAGGTGTTTCCAAATAACACCCATGTTTATTGCAGAATGCATGAATGTCATTTAGGTACTCAGTAAACTGCTCAACACTGGCATCAGTTGTTGTGATTAATTCATTCAACCCATCCGCCACTTGCTGATACATCGGATGCTTTTGATCTTTCAAAACCTTTACTGCTGCAAACGTCTTTCTGTACTGACCAACATCATCACGATGATAAATACGCGCTAAGAATTGCTTTTTAAAGAACAAATGCTCTGTATCTTTATCAGTGCCTTGATGCTTCGCCCACTGATTAAGCCACATCCAGTACAAACGGTTTTGAGCCTTTGAACGATCTTTCTCTTGTGGTGCAATCAATACGACTAACGGCTTCCCTTCACTCGCTGCCTTAGCATGATTAGTATTGAGATAGCCAATTACATAGTTGATGTCAGAATGGTTTTTGATGACGAATCGTGGTTCCATTTTGACCTCGCAATAAAAAACCACCCGAGGGTGGCTTGATTTAGAATTAATCTAGATACCTTTTAAATGCTAGATGCATTTCTTTAATAAACTGATTTGTGTCGAGAAAATAGTTTGGATAAGCTTTTTTAATAGATTTCATGTCACCAACAGAAACTAATACAACATCTACTTCCGCTTCTCTCTTTTCTTGTTTCTCCATCAAGGCATAAACAGATCTAGCTAATTCCTCTTGTGCCTTAGTGAATGGCATTACGTTCACCATCCAGCCACCTTCTTCTTTTTTCAAAATCAAAAGATGATACGCATGCTGGCTTTTTGAGGTTGACTCAATATGCTTTGCAGATATCTGAAGCCCCTTAAGTTTTGTGAATATTTGAAGCCTAGTCTCTAGTTCTTTGGCTTGTGCTGCCAATTCTTGAGGTGTTGATGTGGCATATTCAGCAATTACAGGAGTGCCTTCTTTAATTGAAAAAAGCGCACTACTCAGCTTTAGAAACTTTTTAATATCCTCACTGCCAAAACCTGATTTAATTGATGCATTTTCAATTACACCTAAAGTTTCTACCGCTGTTGCCCAAGAATGCTGTAATGCCGTTCTGATCTGAAGTTCTATCTTCAAGCCATCTAAACCAGAATGATCTCGGCTTTTATATGTGAATACTTGATGTATGCTTCTATACCCATCATTTTTTGGGCTTTCAATATAATCATGACAAGGAATAACTGGGACGTGGTTAAACCTATTGTTTTGACTCAAAAGCTCTGCATGCAGGCGTCGAACATCCTGTATAGTTGGTAAAATTACTCTGACGCCGCCTATATCTTGCATTCTTGCCAAATTCATTTTTGGGTTTCTTTGCAACTTAGATATGATTGAAGGCATTCGCTTTAATCTTTGAGCTACAGTGAAATCCCTAAACTTCAGTTGAGAGCATTTACTTCTAAGATTTTTTTGAAATACATCAATAGGGTAAGAGTGAAGCGCTCTCCATTTATTTAAAACATCATATGCTTCTGACTGCTCTGCTTGAGTTGCAGACTCGCTTATTAGTGTTGCGCCAGCTCTTCTTAGAACATTTGTACCAGGCACAACTAACTGTGTTTCTGTGACCATAGTAAACCCCTTTTGTGTATTTGAAGTTTACCATGGTTTAAAAATGGCGTTTTAATTTTTTTATAAATATATGTAAACATTTCGTTTTTACATAAATTCATTATCAGAATTTGTATCTATTTTTAACATCCGCTCTGTTTTTTCTAGCCAACCATCAAATAGAGCTTCTGATTCTTGTCTCGTGCCTAATTGGTATGTGTCGAATAGGAAATGACACTTATGACAGAGAGGCACTGTAAACGCATCTGAGGCTTTTATTCCTCTACCCTTGCCATGCTTGCCAGAATTAGAATGTGCCGCTTGTGAGTGAGGATAGCCGCATCTAACGCATGGTAATTTTCTTATTGCAGCCAGTCGCTTTGCATCACGCATTTTTAAGGTTCTGTTTGATGTTAGCAATCTGCACATCAATATCTCTAATTCGACGTTTACAGTCTTGCTTGAACTGATGTGTCGCATTGAGATGATTCAGATTTTCAAGATTAAACCGATCTTTGTAGAGTAAATCTAAATTCTTCTTCGCTTCGATTGTGTCCAT